ACCAGCTCTCTTTTGACGATGTAGTGTATCGTCTTCAAAGATCTGAACTTCTGCGCGAACTGGCATGATGAAACTGTCTCTCTTGCGTAGATCAAGACCAACTACTAATTCAGCCTTGCTACTTGGTAGAGTACCATTGAGCACGTTGCTGTAGAATAGTTGATACTGTTGACCTTCGCCAAGTTCATCAAGATCATGAAGATTGATGCTGAAGACACGGTTAACAGAGCCATCGGCGGCAAGATAGATCTCACGACGAGTTACTTCGTCGATCTGATCGATGCCCCAACTACGGATGTCTTCCATAGCTTCTGGTGAAACATAGAGGTCGGTTAGCATACCGCGATTATTACTCGCGCTGTTACCACCGCCGTTGCGTCTCATTACTGTCTTCATCAAACTCACTAGTCTCTTGGTGAAAAGACCTGCACTAGCATCGCTATCATATACTACGATGTTGCGATCAACACCAGCAGCAAGAAGTGTGTGCCAGCCGTCATCATTCATCTTCTTAACGAATTGTGCTTCGAGAACTTCCATAGCACGACCAACAACGTCCCAACGGGCGTCACGGGCATACTTTAGAAGATAATCAACTGAAGCGCCAATGTCATAGGTTGGAACCATGACGTAATCGCCTTCAACATGACGCTGTGGGATATAACCATGGTTTGGGATGGTATAAGCCACAAAGTCTTTCTCTGTGCCTGGGGCAACAAAGTCTAGTGGAAATTCTGGAGTGGCACCCTGTTGGAGCACGATTGGCTCGAAGATACCATCTAGAATATCGCCACTTAAAACGCCTTGACGAAGAGGAAGCTCTAGTGCTTTAGCAAATTCTGCATTAGCGGCAAGAGCCTGCTCCTTTTGTAGTGAACCAGAACGAACAAGAAGATCTGTTAATTCTGGAGTTGCTTCAAATCTTTTGTTAGCCATATTTTTCTCCCTTATCATGTAATATTAATGTCTACTTTTACGTAACCGTCAGCATCTTTGCCGCTAAGAAAACGACCAACCTTAACGCTGTTTGTTGATACTGTGGTTAACTTACCATCATTAGCATAGTAAGCATCAGCACCAGCAGCTGGAGTAACCTCAGAGCCAACCATATTGGTTGTGACCTGACCTTGACGTAGGAGCGTTACCTTACTGCCAAGCTGTACTTCGTCTTTGTGCCAATTGATGTGTTGTCTTGTGAGATCAAGATTCACAACATCATTTAGTAAAAGACCAGCAGGCTTGGTGCCAGTATTAACTGTTGGATAGGCTACCACAGCACCAGCATCGTCCATGCTGACGCCATTGCCACTTGTTACGTGTACTACAATACCGCCTCTTTCAGCAACACTGTTGCAGAAGAAGGAGATGTCTGTGTATGATTCGATACGATCTGGTTTTAACGCCATGTTCACTCTCCCTTATTAAGTTTTTTACCGAGTCTGTTATAAACAAAATCAACTAAAGCTGCTCTAGTATTTTCAACCTCAGATACAACGTTGCCGCCTACACTAAGGTCAATTTCTGGCTCAACTTCGACATTTTCTAGAACAGAAGCGTCAACTTTCGTAGATGCTTCTTCTTTCATTTCTTCTTTATCTTCTGTTTCTTCATCGTCTTCTGCTTTCATTTTTTTAGCAGCTAACAATGAGGTTACAGCTTCGAAAGAAGTATCGTCTAGATTTTCAAATTTGTCTACGGTAGCTTCTGCGACCTCTGATGAGACGCCGTTATCGACTAAAGCTGCCATTCTCTTATTCTTCTTTTCTTTCTTCATCATTTCTTCTTCTTTAGTCTTGTAACCGGCAATAGTCTCATTAGCAGCCTCTAAAGCAGCCTTGAGATTCTTGTTCTCTTCTTCTTTCATATCTTCTGATTCTTTTGTTTTCTTAGCAGCTTCAATCTTTTCAGATTCTAATGAAGCAATTGTGCTTTGAGCTTCAGCTAAAACAGCTTCTAATTGGGAAGCTTTATCTTGTAGTGTAACAAGAGAAGCTTGGGCTTCTGAGCAATCTGTTGTGGCCTCTGCTGTTTTTTCGTTGTCTAAACTCATAATGTTCTCCTTTAAGTTTGCTTGATTAGAAAATACACCTTCTTCTAAAAAAACTGTTGTTTTTTTTATGTCATTATTTTTTTCAACCGATGCTTCAATAAAGTTTTTCATATTATCTTGGCTAAAAATAATACTTTCTGGATTCGCTGGTTTATCAACAAAACCCTTTCCAGAGAAGGTAATATTTCTTAGCACTCGGCCAATTTTATAGTTTTCGTGTTCTCCTAGACCACCGTATGCCCTGAGATATTTGGTTAGATGTGCTGTGCTGTCATTTCTTGTTAAAATTTGATAATTGCCTGTAGTTTTATCTAAAACACCATAATCAAAACCACCAAAGTAGCACTCCATACTTACATACTTTTGTCCATTCTCTATTTCTGCAATAAGCTTATCTGATCTTTCTCTAAGTACAGGGTCAGAGAAACCTGTATATATTACAGAACCTGTTAATATATGATATTTTTCTGGTAAATTTTCAATGGGGGTATTATTATCTATTAATAAACCGTTTTCTGTCATTGGCCAATTAGCAGTAATATGCCCTACTATGTCGTGCTCATTGTGTTCAAGGTTTGTTGGTTTATGTGTTGGGGTGTCTTTTGCTAACCAAGTTTCTTCGTTGTTAAAAATATCGTCATTTTTATTCCAACTAGATGTTACTAAAATAGATTGAACGTAATATAGGTCTTTATCTTCTATTGAGGCTAAACTTTTAAGTTCTTTAGTCTTGCTTATAATTTGTTTTGCAGATGGTTCTGCTATGGAGGCGAACGATATGGACGCGCTAGACTTTATAATTTCTTCTAAGCCGTCTGCTTGTTCTTGTTTATATATATTCATTAATAACTCCATTAATAATTTGCTCTAATTAGTATACACCATACTATAAAAATGAGCTTTGATATATTTTTGCTCTTCGGTCGTTAATGGTCTGTCGAGAGATGAGCTGGAAGATTTAACAAATTGATGGTAAAAGTGGTTAATTTCTTTATTTTCAATACTATCAATAGTATTGAGCTTCGCTGATAGTATTTCTTCGTTAATTGCAGCATATGGCTCTAAACAAAATAATATCTTAGTTTTTATATTTTCAGCTTCTGCGTATTCTATACTGGATAAACTACGCATATTCTTTTTAGAGTAAAAATCTAATAGCTGTGGATTCATTATATTGGTAATTTTTTCTTGAGCTTCTAAAGCCCAAAGCTGTAGTGATGCTCCTGTTTGAGGGGCAAAATCTTTTGTTTTACGTTTTTCGATATCTTTAGAATTTTTAGGTCTACCTTCTCCTGGCTGTCCAGGGTTTGAAGAACCGGGTATATTACCTGGACCACCGGGTGTAGGAGTATTGGCGGCTTTTAACTCAATAAGAGTTTTTTCTCCTTTTTTCTTTGGAGATAACTCTAGATCTACTTGACTAGGTGTTGCCAAGCCTGTTTGCAATGCTATCTTCTTGAGTGTTTCTTCTGTCTGAGGATCGTGCCACGGACCAGCTTTTCTAATCATTCTTTCACTATTTCTGTCTCTATTTTCTTTGTTGAGTCTGCTCTTTTCCATTTCAGGATCAAACCCAAACATCTTTTGAAGCATCTCGTCACTAACAAGATTTCTGTCCGCAAGTTGAACGAGTAATGCTTTTTCTGCATCTTCATTGCTCAAGTCCATTCTGTCAAATTCAATCTTAGCGGGATATTTGAACCCCATAGCTTTTTGTACTAGAGCAATTTCATTCTTCCAAAATGACATAAGCACTTTACGACCATATTGAAGTCTTTGTGTTAATGTTTTGAGAGAGATAAAATTGTTTGTTGTTCCAGCGGCTCCATATGTGCCTGTAAGAGTCGGAGGAATACCTAAACCAGCATATATACTATTTAAGTGAGGGGTATATTTAGCTTCGCCTAGGAATTGATGAACACTAGTTTTACTCTCTATTAACTCAATATCTGGACCCCACACTAGATCCATTGTTCCACCGCCAACATTATTTTGAAGAATATCTCCTAGTTTAGAAGCGGCGGCAGCCGTTGGGGCTATTTTATGTTCAAGGCTTCCTAGTTTGAAAATGCGAATATTACTAATTGCACCGTCTAAAGCTGCTAAATCTGCTAACTTTAACTTTTCAATAATATTAATGTCATCCATGATAGCATAGATCATAGGATAGGCCCATACTTGCCAATCATCTTTTTTATAGTGATAAACAAGGGTCTTTTCTGGATCTAGAAGATATGGTTTTTTTGTTTTGGCTGCTTCAATAATCTGAGATGGTAGTTGTTCGATGAGTGCTCTTTCAGCATCATTTTTAGGACTATTGATAGTTTTTCTAAGAACTGGTGGAATGTTAATATAGTAATTTCTTGAGCCAACAAATGAGGATAGTGATCCTCCAACAACATCAACATATGTAGGATCTAAGAAAGTATATCTCCAAGGAATTTCTCTTTTTTCAACTTTTATCTCGTCGCTGTTAATTATAAGATCAGGACTAGCAACTGTGCGATAAAGATTTTCACTAACTTTTAAACTTATTTTTGCTGTTTGACGATTAATGACAATATTACCAATTTTGTAAAGATTATTAAGGAATCTTTCTGATCGGTCTTCTCCACGAACTTTCTCAAACCAGTTTCTATAAAATTTTTCTATACGCTTATTTGGATGAACTAATCGTATTCCTTGACAAGCAAAATCACCCATAAGATCAACAACATTTTTTACCAGTCCAACCCTACTATAGATACTGTCGGCTGCTTGGAAAATATGTTTGATAGCATTTGGTGTTGCTTCATCTGGACGAAAGAACTCGTAATCTGATCGTGTAAGTCCAGGACGCCCGGAAATATTCGGCACCAAATTAGAGAAGTCTCTATATCTAGAGCTGTTTGCGGCATTGGCTCTTTGAACACCGGTAAATTCATTAAGACCCTGAGAAGCTTGTTTAAGGGCTTCTCTTTTACCCGTCATATCATTATCGTCCCATGTAATATATGCGTTTTGGTCTACGGCTTTAGCGTTTTCTATTGCGTCACTTTTTGGATATTTTTTAGGCATAATTATATTACAATTAGATTACGATACATTTACAAATTTAATATACACGAATTATCTATAAACCCCTTTATAAATATCGTTATTTGCTGCTTCTGTGAACCAGCTTGGACCCTTGTATAAGTTACCAGAATGAGAATTTGGTGACATTCTTAAGTTGGATCCAATTATATCATACTCGACTGGTTGCAGATTACGAAATAATTGTCTAGCTAACATATTAGCTATTAATAAAGAACTATAACGATCTTTCCTTAATTTACCCTTTTTGCCATTTGGAAGCTTAACATCTGGAGTATCCCATCTATCACGAGCATTAGGACCCGTACTGGTTTGACTCATAACAATAGTGGTCAATTCATTCTTTAGTTCTTCTATTTCTAAAATACATTCGCTTTCACTGTCATATAAATTATCTAAAGACGTTTCCATAATGTCTTTATTTTCTCGATCTAGGGCTAATGCCAAACTTACCTGATCAAATCGTGGAAATAATAATATTTTATCTTCTAGGTCTTTTCTTAGTCCGTGATTAGCTTGGCTTGTCCAGTCTGCTCGCGCAAACTGAATAAGATTAAGTATATGTAATCCAGACTGAGAATCGGTATCTTTGGGTTTCTCTATATCAACAGCTGGCCATATTAATTGTTCTCCGTCTTCTAGTTTGGACGGATCATGTAGTGCTTCTTCGATTGCCACACCACCACCCTGTGCGTCTAGTCCTATAGTGGTGGTAGGAAACACCTTCATTAAATTACGTATTTTTCTTGCACAAAATCCATAGAAGTCGTGTTCATTTACTAATCCTGTTTTTTGTCTATCTTTAAAATTATTTCTATTAGTTGTCCAACAATAAACGATTCTAC